CGCCGCCGCCGCCGCCGCCGCCCGCAAAAAGTTTTATGAACTGGCGTCCGAAAAACTTTTAGCACTGATCAAATCCGCACCCTTTGTAGTCATGGAAGGAGATGTCAAATGAGCAAGCATACCCGCGCAATCCCTGCTCCATCGAATGATTGGGCATGGAATTCCACCCACGAGAATTTAGAAGATGAAGAGTCATTCCCATCCCCGATCTCGGATCGTGATGCAGGCTACGCCGCCAAGCTCCGCGAACTCGATCGTGCCGGTGAGTTGGCTCCTGCGGTAAAAGCCGCGCTCATGGTTAAATCGAAATCAGGATTGCGATTGAGCGCAGACGCTGGAGGTGCCATTAACACCCAGGAGAACGATATCTCGGATATGCAGCTCGGCCAATCGGTCGATATTGCCGCCTTGGTGGACAAACTCTGGGATGTATTGGCGGAGAAGTTTGACCTGACAGAAGGTCAGGCTCGGGGAATTGCCCACTGGCACGCGCAGGCAGTGGAGGAGGAGGCTCAGGACCAGCAGAAAGTACGGTTCGCTCGCCTGATTGCGCCCTTAGTCGCCGCTCGCAATATTCGCCTGGAAGCCGTGGCTATTGCTTTCGCCGCGAACATGGCTCCAAGCCTTGGTTTCAGTACACAGACTGCCGCGGCGCTAACCATCCCTGGCAGTGATGGTGAACCGATTACCAAAGCTTGTCTCAATAAGCGGGTGAATTGGTGGAGTGGTTTCCTCAATCTTCCGCCTGCCCCAGGTATGAGGAAGGCATCGGCGGTGAAATCCTATAGCGAAGCCCGCAAGGTGACACACTGGCGCAAGTCTCGGGAAATAACAAAGGATTCGGTCTTGGCGAGAATGGCCAAATTTAATTGAAATATTATGAACACTGAAACTACTCCCGTTGTAATCAGCGGATTTGAATTTTCCATGACGGCAGGTCTGGCTACAGGCGGCAAGCTTCGCGAAAGCCAACGCGTCGTCCACACTCCAACTGCAGCTATTTTTCCAATTGGGATGTCCGTTGCGCGATATTCCGAATATGGGCTATTCCTCAAGACTGCTGATGATTCGTTGGCTTACTGGCGCTCATCCTGGCTCAAGGCCTTGAATCGGGAATACCCCGGCGAGGTGGCAGAGCAGGTCGTCAAACAGCTCGATTTCAGCTTTGAGGAACTCGACTCGGCGACCCTACTGGCCTTCGTTCCCGACGATGCCAAGACTGCGCTGCTAACGGTTCAGCATCATACAATCATCGGTGCGGCGCTGGAGCAGGGTAAAATGAGTGCTGAAAAGCGAACAGGTCCGGCGCTTGATGAGGCGGGTGCGCGGCAATGGCTAGGCGTGGCCGCTGCGGAGGAATTAACGGCTTCTGAACTGCGCGATTCCATTGCCATGGGCAAGGTCGTGAAAAACCTGGTTGCGGCGGCGTCCTCTAACCGCGGAGGTATGATGAGTGTGCAGAATATCCGGACGATGTTCACGCGCTGGCAAACGAACATGGAGCGCAAAACGCCCATTGATCAGATGGCCTTGCCGCTGCAGGAACAAATCTATGAGGAGATCAAGCCAATCGGTGAACTCTTCGAGAAATTGAAAGCGAAACTTAACCGATGAGCACCCACCTGAAACTCATTGGGCTGACCGGTCGGAAGCGGTGCGGGAAGGGGACTGTGGCGGCGATGCTGCCAAACTACCGTTGCCTAAGCTTCGCGGCGCCGATCAAGCGGATGTTAATGGCCGTCGGTGTAACCCCTGCTGAGATTGAAGACAAGGAAACCATCCTTCCCCGTTTCGGCGCTTCTCCGCGGTTCATGATGCAGACGCTGGGAACGGAATGGGGGAGAGATATTGTCTCTCCTCAACTATGGACCGGATTGGCTTACCGCGAGGCAAACCCCATCCTTAAAATTGGGTTGGGAGTTGTGTTCGACGATCTCCGTTTCGATAACGAAGCCCAGCTCGTCAAAGACATGGGCGGCGTAATTTGGTGCATTGAGCGACCTAACTTGGCCAGCGATTCCCATGTTAGCGAGCGAGGGATTGACCCCAAATTCATAGACCATCGCCTGGCCAACTTCGGAACCGTGGCCATGCTACGCGAAACCGTCACCTCACTACTTTCCAGCCAAGAAAGGGCGCTCCTGTCGTGAATTCAGAAATTGTGATTCTCCAAAAAGCCAAGGATGGAAAGGCGCTTAATCTGACTGAGCTCGCCGTTGCTTTGGGTTACTCGCGATCGATGCTTTGCCGGTGGCGCGCCGAGGGACTCCCCTTGGTTGATGGGAAGTTGCCCGTTTCTGAGGCTTGGTCTTGGCGAAAGAGGTATCTGGCTGCCCAGGATTCATCACCACGGGCAAGTTCAGTTTCGCACCTAGTGCCTGTAGCCCTTCGATAGAAAACCGTTGGTATAACCGATTAACAATAACATCCGAATGATTAACCAATTTTCTGACAATCTCGCCCGACAACCCGGCTTCAAAGGCCCTGGTAACAAAGGTTACCCGGAGACAATGAAAAGTAACCTTCTCTCCGTTAGGACCTTTCAATCCAAGTTTACGACAAAGCCTTCCGAAATCCCGCGAGGCGGCGCTGCTTATATCGCAGGTGGTGGAATGGTCATCTCGTCGCCTTTGGTCCATAATTGCAATCAACCAGATTTTGAATGTGGGGAAGATGATGGGGGCGGTGAACATGGCATCCTTGCCTCCTTTGGGCAAAAAGGTGATCGTCTCCCGCTCGAGATTGATTCGATTAAAGGGAATGGAGGTCTCTGCCAATCGGCACCCGGTGTGAAGAGCGATCTCAAAAGCGAGCGAGAGATTCGCCCAGCTATTTTTGGAAGTTACGTTGCGTGGATCCGCGACGGCCTCCGCAAGAGCCGTACGGAGAACGGCGATCTGGGTATCTGTGAGGGCTGGTTTCTCGGCTTTGTCTCCGCGCTTAATGCGCGACTTGGACACTTTGTGAGCGGAGATAAATTCGCGGCGCTTGGCCTCGTTCATGAGCATCGCCAAGGCTCCCAAATCCCAAATGGCCACCTCGCGGCTATACCCTTGGTCTTCTTTCCACGTCACATATTGGGCATTATGCTCGGCCTTCCACGCCGCCGGAACTGTAATTCCCTTTTCCTCAAGAAAGCCGCCCAGATGTGTCCAAGAATTGGAGTAACGATCATAGGTTTTCCCGCTCGCGTAACGGGACCTCAGATAATCGGGTACCCATGCGTTCCAGCGTTCCTCATAGCGAACCTTGTGTGTTTTATGCTTCAGCTCGCCGGCGGTCGTTTCCAGCTTAAGCTGGCGCGCCTTACGGGCATCCGCAGGAAAGCGCAAGGGCGTCGGTTTATCCTTCCATCTGCCTTCAATCGGATCGAGATACTTAAGCCAATACTTGCCCTGTTTCACATAGATGGAAGCCATGGCAATTTAGTAGCAGCTAGCAGCAAACCTGCGAAACAATTATACACACAAGAGAGCGGGAAAAATCTAAAGCGCGCTTCAATACCTCGCAGAAATACGTCCAGGGTTCAAATCCCTGCAGCCCGATGCTTTAAGCATCAACTACTTACAGAAGTAGTAGCAAAAATAGTAGCAGATTTGTTTGCTGCTTCGCCCATTGGCTTCCTTTCGACCGGAGGTGTGGCGTGATTCCGCTGGAGGAGTTGCGGGTGGCTGAGATGGATCGGCGTGGAAACGCGGGTTATCGGCTGACTCCGGAAGAAAAGGCCATGGTTGAGCGGCTTAACCAGGCGAATGGCGTTGCCCATCTGGTGGCTGATCGGAATACCCATAACGATGCACATCGAACGGATTTTCGTCGCGGGCGGGAACGGAAGAATGCGCCAGGTCGGATTCGGGGAGGTGTGCGATGAGGCGCTTTACCCTTCGGTGTCGTTATTACTTCCGGAAGGTTTGCGTGGCCTTTGGGCTTTGCCCTGATTGCGGGCAGTCGTTGAATTTTAGCGGAACAGGGCGCGGTCATTGTCCTGAATGTGGAAGGTTCAAGGCTTGAATGAGCTTCACCTTTTTGCAGGAGCGGGGGGGGGAATCCTCGGCGGCGTGCTTCTCGGACATACCTGCGTCTGTGCTGTCGAGATTGAACCTTACTGCAGACAGGTTTTGCTCCAGCGGCAACGCGACGGCATGTTGCCCCAATTTCCTATCTGGGATGACGTGTGCACTTTCGACGGAAAACCTTGGCGAGGGCTCGTCGATGTCATCTGCGGAGGATTCCCCTGCCAAGACATCAGTGCCGCCGGAAAAGGAGCAGGAATCACAGGAGAGCGGTCGGGATTGTGGACCCAGTTCGCCAGGATCATTGGCGAGGTTCAACCGCCATACGTCTTCGTGGAAAACAGCCCAATGCTCACTGTTCGGGGGCTTGGAGTTGTTCTCGGGGACTTGGCCGCGCTGGGGTTTGATGCGCGCTGGGGAGTTGTTTCCGCTGCAGATGCCATCTGGCTTGGAGGAACTCCGTGCCTCGATCACCTCAGGGAGCGGATTTGGATTAAGGCTACTAACACCAACCAAGGAAGATCACAAATCGGATGGCAAGAAAGCGATGGAGGCTTGGGAGAATGCGCTCGTAATGGGAGCTCTACCGAAAACCACCTACCAGCGGTTGCGCAACCAAATTCATTTTCAGCGTCTGCCGCCGCTGCATGGAATGAGCAAGGACGGCAAGAGCAACGGACCGAGTGGGAACGAACTGGGCTGCGCGGTGAATCGGATGCAGACGCCGGTGGCAGACGATGCGGTCGGTCGAACGAAGGGAAAGTTCAACAGTCGAGGCGAACCGAAATTGAGCGCTCAAGTATTGATTGCGGTGATAGAGCCGCAAACAACAGAGAGAGAGAGAGTACCAACCCCCACGGTCAACGACTCCAAGAACGACGGTCCTCCGTCGCAATTCAACAGGAACAGTATGCCCTTGAACTGTGTGGTGAAGAGGAAGCCTACAGTGACGAAATCGGATGCGATGGGCGGACCAGGTCGCGGCAAGAACAAGGAGGGTGCGAACAATCTGCGGACGGACATTGGTGGAAGTCTGAACCCGCCGTGGGTCGAGTGGCTCATGGGGTGGCCGATCGGGTGGACAGAATTGCGGCCCTTGGAAATGGACAAGTTCCGGCAGTGGCGGCGCTCGCATGGCGGCTTTTAACAGATTAAACAAAGGAAAATTAGCATGAAGAATCTTGAGAAAATTATTGTGGTGGATGTGGAGACGAGCGGGCTTGACCCGGCGCGTCATGCGGTCGTGGAGTTTGGGTTTGCGGCCCTGATGGATGAGCGGACGTTTTCGATGCGTTGCCGGTTGCCGTTCGGGGCGGAGTGGTCGCAAGAGGCGCTGAATGTGAATGGGCTGACGCTGGAGCAGATTACGGATTTGTCCATGCCGCTGCCATTTGAGGGGTTGATGGCGTTTTATGATGCGTTTGGCTGGGAGGAGTTTCTCTTTGCCGGTCAGAATATCGGGTCGTTCGATATTCCGTTTCTGCGGGCGACGATGAAGGCGGGAACGGCGCTGGGTGCGCCTAAGTGGCCGAAGATGCGGCAACGATGCCTGGACATGCATTCGGTGGCGATTGGGTATCTGCCTCCGCTGACTGCTCTCAAGGAATCGGAAAGCCCTATTTGCGAAGCGCCATCGGCTCTCTATGCGGCTGACGTGATGCAGATGGATGCCAATTCGATTTATCGGCTGTTGGATATGCAACAGGAGCCTACGCCACATCGGGCGCTGACGGGTGCCAGGATGGAGCGCGAGGCGTTGCGGATCATGCTGGGATTGGAGGGGAAATGAGTGATGCATTTAAATTTGCGGCCGTCCCGATTTGTTTTTTGATTGGTCTGGTACTTTTTGTTTTTAGTTTGCCTCCTCTGCAGTGGGCTTTCCGTACATGGGAAATTTATTGGAGCATCAAATGAGTGTCGAGGAATGCAAGGCGAAGCTGCCGTTGCCGGACCTGATTGTGAAGTTGGGTTATGGGGAGGCGGATAAGAAGGGTTTTTTGCCGTCGCCGTTTCGACCCGGTGAGTCGGGGGATTCATTCCACCTTTTTGAGCGGGGTGGGCAGCACTTTTTTAAGGATCATGCCTCGGGGCAGGGTGGGGATGAGATTAACTTCATTAAGTTTTTGCGCGGGATGGATGATCGGGCGGCGATTGAGCTTTATCACGAACTCGCGGGCGTCGAATGGAGAAAGGTCGCTGCGACAGGAACGGCTGAGCGAGGTAAGTCTTCCTGGTCGGATTTGGGTAAGCCGGTGGCGACTTACGTTTATCAGAATGACGACGGATCCGAGGCGTTGCAGGTTTTGCGGTTTGCGAAGGAGGGCGGTGGAAAGACTTTCCGGCAGCGCCGGCGGGCTCGGTTGGGGGAGCGGTCGCCTAACGGATGGATTTGGCGGGTGGATGAGGGTGACCGGGTGCTTTATCGCTTGCCTGAACTGTTGGAGTGTCCGGTGACGACGCCGATCTTCCTAGTGGAGGGTGAGAAGTGCGTGGAGGCGTTGGTGAGTCTTGGCCTTGTGGCGACGTGCAATGTGGCGGGTGCGGGCAAGTGGCAGGCGAACTATACGGCTTCGCTGGCGGGCAAGTGGGTGGTGATGATTGGCGATAACGATGAGCCTGGGCGCAAGCATGTGGCTGATGTGAGTGAGAAGCTGCGGCCCGTGGTGGCGCGGCTGGGGATTATTGACATCGCCTCAGTATGGCCGGGCTGTCCGGACAAGGGGGATGTGGCGGATTGGGTGGAAGCGATGGGAACCAACGTGGCTTTAAAGGCTGCGGAAAGGAATTGATGGAAAAACCAACGACGAATTTATCGCCGCTTGAGCTAATTTTGGCTGAGCGGAGGCGGCAATCTGAAAAGTGGGGTGAGCAGAATCACGATTTGATGACGTGGAATGCCATCCTCACGGAGGAAGTGGGCGAGTTTGCTGAGGCTTGTTTGCATGACAAGTTTGGTGGTCATGCTGCGGACAAAGTGGAGGAGGAATGCGTGCATGTCGCCGCGGTCGCGCTGCAGATTCTTGAGTTTATTGCGCGGTCGTGTCGGCCCGTTGAGGTGCGCGATGAGCGTGGTGCTGTAGCTTTACATGCGGAGAGGAACTGATGATCTGTCGCCTTATTATGCCGTGGCATGCGCTGAGGGCTGATGACTATATGCAATCGGCTCGGGTCGATGCATGGCGCGATCGTACTCCGGATAAGTACACGGGCTTAACGCCGTGCGAGGTTTTCATTCGATACGGTGAACCGTTGCCTTCGATGCGGATCATGCGGCCTCAAGCTGAGGTGGCGATTTGAAACCGTATTACCAAGATCAGGCGGTCACGATTTATCATGGAGATTGTTCCGAAATCATGGGACAACTACCGCGGTTTGATTTGCTTTTGACTGATCCGCCTTATGGTATTGGAGAAAATGCTCATCGTGTTGCTTCTAGAACCAAGTTAGCTGCCACGACTGATTATGGTGATTTTGATTGGGACTTAAAAGTAGCTGATCGGGCGACCCTAGATCAAGCCATCGGCTTATGTGAAAATGCGATCATATGGGGAGGCAACTATTTCAATGTGCCTCCTTCTCGTGGCTGGCTCGTTTGGGACAAGCTCAATTCCGGTAATTTTGCTGATGCGGAATTAGCGTGGACCAATCTCAAGATGAGCGTGCGTGTCTTTCGATTTCTCTGGAACGGAATGATTAGGGCTGGAGAAATGCGAGGTAAAAAGCGGTGTCATCCTACTCAAAAACCGCTCGAATTAATGACTTGGTGCCTTTCATTTTGCTCGGATTCGATAACAATCTTGGATCCCTATGCTGGATCGTGTACCACTGGTCGCGCCGCCAAGGATTTAGGTAAGAAGGCTATTTTAATTGAGCGGGATGAGCGTTACTGCGAATTGGGTGCCCGAAGAATGTCTCAAGAAGTGCTTATGTTTGCGCCTAGACCTATGCCTCAACAAGCGGAGTTAAACTAGGTGTTTACGGATTTGAAAGCCACGCTGTTGGCGTGGGCGGAATCGGCGCCGCCGAAGTTGCCGGATCCGGTTTTGCTGCCAACGACGGAAGCGGACAAGAAGCCGTGGGTGCAGTTGCCGGGGGCGAATTGGCTTCTCTCCCAATGCGCGTCAGCGCTGGGAGACGTGCTGCGCGTGCAACCGGTTTATGTGCGCGGCGGCGTGGTGATGTGGCTTAATTTTGACGGCAAGGCGCTTGAGGTGGTGCAGCCGAAATCGTTCGCTTCCTGGGTGGAGCGGTTTGTGACGATGTGGAAGTGGGAGGGCAAATCGAAGTCGCCATTTTCGCTGACGAATGAGGATGCGGGCCGGTTGTTGGCCTCGAGGGAATTCATGTCGAAGCTGAAGGTGATTGAGCGGATTAACCCAGTGCGGTTGCCGGTGTTACGGGCGGCGAGCACGATTGAGCTGTTGCCGATCGGTTACGATGAGGAGAGCAAGACGCTGACTCAGGGTGGCTGTGATTATCCCTTGGATACGAATTTTCAAGATGCGTGGGACCTCATCGCTGGGTTGGTACAGGAGTTTCCGTTTGCTCGCGAGCCTGCAGATGACTCGGGAGAGATTTTATCGTCGGACCGCAATATGGCGGTGGCGATATCGGCGATGGTGGGAACTTTTGCCAAGGGGTTGTTGCCGCAGGATTCGCTTTCGCCGGCGTTCCTGTACGTGGCGAACACGGAAGGCGCGGGCAAGACGCTGTTGGCGAGCCTGGCGCTCGTGCCGGTTTATGGACAGATCGCGGTGATGGCGCCGCCGAAGGATGAGGAGAAATTGAAGCAGGAGCTGCTGGCCTTGGTGATGAGCGGTGCGGCGTATGTGGTGTTTGATAACTGGCGTGGCCAGGTGGCGTCGTCGTCGCTCGAGGGGTTCATTACGTCGACGCACTACAAGGGGCGGATCATGCGGGAGAATGTGACGTTTGAGGGTCGCAAGGAGGTGGATGTTTTTATCACGGGCAATAATTGTACGATGAACGGGGATATGCGCCGGCGGTCGTTGATGTGCGATTTGTTCGTTGAGGAGGCGCGTTCCGAGGACCGCAAGATTGCCAAGCGGATGGATATTCCGTCGATTCAGGCGAAGCGTGGGGCTATCCTGGGCGCGTTGTGGTCGCTGGTGAAGCATTGGGATGCGGACGGGCGTAAGGACTGCACGAAGGAGCACGGGAGCTTTGCGGCGTGGGCGCGGGTGATTGGCGGGATTGTGGAGCGATGCGGGTTTGGTTGCCCGATCGGGGAATCGCGCTCGACTCGTTCAGGGGATTTATATTTGCAGCAGATGACGCAACTTTGTGAGGCTGTGATGTCACTTAATGGGGAAGATATTACCGAGCAACCGGGGGTTGCACCCGGGGTGCGCACCCCCCTGCGCAAGGGGTTGAGCTTTAAAGAAGTGGTGGAGGTTGCGATCGAGCACGGGTTGTTTGAGGATAAGCTGGAATTGGATAAGGATGGTGAGCTTGATCGTAAGTGCAAAACTGCCTTTGCTGGAACGCTTAAGAGATACGATAGCCGGGTTTTTAAAGGGACTATTCGCATGACAGCAACGGGCGCTGGCCACGGGCGGAAGTATATCTTTGAGAGAATAGGAGCAAGCTGATCATGCGTATCGTGCGAGGATCATGGGGAACGGGAAGTTGTTGGATTGAGGGGACTTGGATTGGTCGCTGCATGATAAGCATGATGACTTCTATACTAAAGGAGTGCTGGAACGTGGTGATCTTGATTTCTTATAGACTCCAGCCTGGTGATTTCAAAGTGCATGGTGATCGTGCGGGTCATGCAACCTACCCCGTAAGGAATCCCTTAAGTACCTATAAGGTTGCGGGTTATCAGTCTTTCGGTCGAAAAGAGACAGTTAAGTCTGAAAACTTAGGTTCAATCGATAGGCCAAAGTTGTCTAGCGTTCGGTTTCGATACGCTTTTTAACACGATGAGCATGATGGATTTAGAATTTTTTTGAAAAAAGGAAACGGAGGCGTGGGGTTGACTGGTGGATGAGGTGAGTGAGTGAATCGCCGCCTCTTCCCATTTCAGCATCGGAGCTTGCTCGGCGCTGGCAATGCAGTCCGTCAGCGGTAGGAAAGAAAGTCAAAGCGGGTATGCCGCTGACTTCGGTCGAATCCGCTGAATCCTGGGTAAAGGCGCACTCCCGTCGTGCTCCTCGAATTCAATTTGATCGGAAGTCAGAGTCCCCAATCGTCGGCGCTCCTTCCCTTGTAAAGCTCGAGGTCCACACCGATTCCCCTTTCGCCACAATCCTCCGCGATGTCCACGCGTCTCGTGATGCGGCCTATAAGAACCTGCAGGAGGCCCAGGGTGCCGCGGATAGCATTCGCATAGGCATCGCCTCGAAGAATCATTCCGACGCCGTAAACACCGCCCTGCGAACGGAAGAATGGGTCACAGATCAACTCAAGGAGCGTGGTGAACTCGTCTCTCTTTCAGCGGCCAAGGCTCTCATCACAAAAACCCTCTCCCCGATCGCCGCCGCCTTCGATGGCTTTGCCGCCGCCAATGGCCAGCGCTGTAATCCCTCTGCTCCCCTCCTGGCCGAAACCGTCCTGCGTGAGTCTATCGATCTTCTTAAGGAACAAATTCGCGGAGCCCTCGATTCCGTTGCTCCATCCATTCCTGTTCCGGCCCCATCGTGAGGGCTCTCAATCAACAAGAACTCGACCTCGCGATCCACATCGCCTCGATGTTTGCTACGCGGTCCAGTCAATCCGTCACCGATTATTGTCAGGAACATTTCTGGCTCCCGGCCAAGCTCACGCCGATGCCGGGTCCGTTCCGCATCACCAACACGCCTTACCTGGAAGAGCCGCTCAACTGTTGGGGTGATGTCTCCCTCTCATTCATCGATTATTGCTTCGGCACCCAGGTAGCCAAGACCACGCTCATCATGCTCGGGATGGGTTGGTCGATCAAAAACGCTCCCGGCAATACTCTCTGGAAACTTCCCACCATGCCCGTCGTGCGCAGCTTCAATCGCCGCCGCTGGCATCCATTCGTCAGGGCCAATCCCATCCTCGCGATGGAGATCCCGGCCGACCTCGATTACTTCACGCTCACGGAGCAACACTTCCTCAAATGCTTCGTCAAGTTTGCCGGGTCCCACTCCATTGCCGAGCTGATCGAAAGCCCGGTCCAACGCGTCGTTGATGATGAGTGTGACGCCGGCGTTCCCAGTAAGGACGGGCAGGCATCCTCGTCGGAACTCGCGGGCGAACGCACCAAGGCCTTCCGCAATTCCCTCAATATCAAAGCGTCCTCTCCCGGCAAGGAACCGTCTCTCATTTGGGATAGTTCGCACAAGGGAACCTTTGAGCGCTACGCCGTCCGCTGCCCGCAATGCGAGACCCCGTTCTTTCTCGATTGGCGCGATAAGGATGGAGCCTACTTCATCAAATGGGATCCCGCCGCGCGGTTACCTAATGGCAAGTGGGACAAAGCCCGTGTCCGCGGCACCGCCCATTACGAATGTCCCAAATGCAAAAAGCAACTCAACGATTCGGACAAGGTCCAAATGCTTCGCCGAAATCACGGAGCGGCATGGCTTGCGACCAACCCTAACCACGCGCCCCGGCACCGCAGCTTCCAGCTCGGATCCATCTATTCACCATGGGTCACCTTCGCGCAAATGGCAGAAAAGTGGATCGATAGTTCCGACTCCATCTTCGGTCTGCAGATATTTATCAACGGATGGCTCGGAGAAGTCTTTTCGCAGACAGAGTCGGAAGACTTTGAATTCCCTGAAAGCGATTATTCCATGTGCACCGTCTCGCCCGCGGAAACCGGCTACGTCGTCGTTTATCCGGAAACTCCGTGGGTCGCCACTCATCGCATCATGACGATCGATAAGCAGGCCGGAAAGAAAGACGCCCAAACCGGTATCAAGGACACCCCGCACCTCAAGGTCCTTGTCTGTGAATGGAACCGAAATACCGGAGCCAGCCGCCGACTGTTTTACGGCCGCATGCCGAATGAGGATGAGGCCCGCGCGGTGCAACTCGCCTTCGGAATTCCCAATGCCCTCGTCGGTATGGATCACGGCTTTGATGGTACCGATGTTTCGCGCACCTGTGCCAAGTATGGTTGGACTGCTCTCAAGGGTGACGACCGGGAAAAGTTCCTGTGGGTGGAGGAAGGTGGCGCAGGTACACAATCGTCATGGAAACCGTATGCACCCAAATCCCGCGTGCACGCCTATCTCGGAACTGCTGGCGGCAACAAAATCGTTCGCCTCCATCTCTGGTCTAATCCCACCATCAAGGACGCTTTCCATATCTTCAAGACCGGTGACGGCCCTGAATGGAAAATGGCCCGCGACATGCCGGAGGATTATAAATCGGAAATCAATGCCGAGGTAAAACGGAAACGCTTCAATCCCCGCACAGGTAAGGAAGTGCACGAGTGGGGACGCGTCAAAGATAAATCCGGAACGCCGATCCCCAACGAAGGCTTGGATTTGGAGTGTATGCAAATCGTCATGGCCAGCCTCATCTGTAAAATTAAATTCGATTGCCTCAAGCCGGCGCTCGTCGGTGCGGGCGAGTCAACCGTTGACAGTCAACCCGCTTCGTAGGGTAGAGCAGTCTGGTAGCTCGCAAGGCTCATAACCTTGAGGCCGTGGGTTCAAATCCCTCCCCTGCAATGGATCGGTGGCAGAGAGGTTAATTGCAGCTGTCCCGAAAACAGCAATGGGGAAACTCATCGTAGGTTCGAATCCTACCCGATCTTCCTTCCGTTGACACGCTGACAAGGTTCATGGCTGGCCTTCTCCTCAAAAGCTTTATTCATGGCGCCTACCTGTCCGCCGGCAAGGATTGGAACAAAACCGTTCTCATGCTTGAGGCCGTTCTCGCCGGTAATTACAACACTCTCAAGGATGGCCAGGGGTCCGTCATCTCCACCACCATCAACGGCAAGAGCCTTAGCTTCTCAGTACCTGGTGGCATGAACGCCAAGACGATGTTGGGTATGGCTCAACGCGCGTGGGAATTCGTCTCAGAACAACTAGGATGCGATTCGACGGGTGGAACTCTCAACACTTTTCTTCAGCGCCGGTCTACTTCCAGTTCAGTCGGGGATTTCACAGGGCTCGGTAACTACGGGATTACTCATCACATCCTCCCACCCGCAGGAGTGTGCTGATGTCCGCTCTTGTCGCCGCGCCCGCGTCCACGGATATTACAGAGGAAGCGCGCGCCCGTGCCGCGGTCAAAATTCGCCGACAGTTCTCCACGGGTACTAACTCGCTTTACACAGGAACGCAGTTCAGCACTTCCCGCGCGACTCTTCCGCGCAATACCTACGATTCCTACCGGACGGTAAACCGCTACACGCGCCTTCAAGGTCTCAGCATCGCCCGATGGCTCTATGCCAACGAAGGCTTCGTCAAGGGAATCATTGATGACATGGCGAGCTATTCTGTAGGCACGGGATTTACGCCCATCCCGCAGGACGCTCCCGATCTCTCCATCCCGGATAACGATGTCAAAGCCTACGCGCAAAAGATAGGACAACCAGTAGCTGGTGCGGTCACGCCTGAGATTCGGCGGAATATTGCCCAGCATATCGCCGACGCCAACAACGCGGCTCACGCCGATTACTTTGTCCAGGCGTCCAAGGTTCTCAATGTTGCCGGCGGCGATCTCGATGAAGACTTGGACCTGACCTCCAAGGCCATCGATGTGGACGGTGATATCGGATTCCTCCTCTGCGAGACAGATTCCGCGTTTCCTCAATATCAAATCTGGCAGGGCCACCGCATAGGTTCCGGGGTCGGTATCGTCGATGGATCAGCCGTCTCCTTCATCACGCAGACTCCTGATGGAGATACGGTCACTGTCGCCGGAAAGATTTACGACGGAGTCATTCTCGACGATGTCATGCGCCCGGTCGGGTTCCGCTTGCTCGTCGATGAGTTGGGAAATTTTCAGGATGTTCCTGCTTGGAACTTCATCTGGCTCGGCGAACGCAGCCGCACGGATGAGGGACGCACCATGACCAACCTCGTCCACGCCCTGGAGAATGGGCAGGACCGGATGGAAATCATCGGCATCGAAAAGGATGGCCTCAAGGTCACCTCCACACCCGGCCTTGTCCTCTACACGGATGAAGCCGACGACATGTTGGGAATGGAAATACCAGCAGTCAACCGCGTGGCCGTGGCAGGAGATCAATGCGCTCCCGGAAATGGGAACCATATTCCTCCACCTATGTCTCGCGAAGCGCTCCGTGCGGGGATGATCGTCAGGCGGTCCAAGGGGGATAAGTTGGAGTCGCATCAGGTCAACCGTCCCAACCCGGCCCTCAAGGAATTTGACGAAGTGCTTGCCGCCCCCATCGCCCAGGGCATGGGTCTACCGCTCGGCTTTGTCTATCGCCCGGAAGATTTAAAAGGCGCCGCCATGAAGCTCGTCACCGCCAAGGCCAAGCGCCGTTTCAGCAAGCGTCAGCGCCTGCTCATCCGCCGACTGCTCAATCGTCTCTATTTTTGGATCATCTCCAAGGGCATCAAGCTGGGGGATATTCCACAAACCCGCGAACCGTGGCGCGTGAAGTGGCAGGTCACCCAATCCATTGTCGTCGATGCCGGACGTGAAGCCATGCAGGACCGCGCCGATATTTGGGCGGGTCACCGCACCCTGCAGGAAGATGCCGCGGAGCGCGGCATGGACTGGAAACAGATCAAGCGCCAGAAAGCGATCGAGGCCGCTTACGACTACGAACTCGCCCAGGAATTCGGCGTGCCGGTCGAACGCATTGCCACCATCTCCGCAAATCCCACGCACGATGTGCCGGACACCAACGAGGACACCGATACGGCTAAACCGGCCGGAAAGCCCTCCGGTTTTTAATTATGAAATTTTCTCACGTCTACCAAGCGGTCCATCACTCGCCCTGGCTTATTACACCCGCCGGCCACGCCACGGTCGTCGCGTTGCTCGACAAAAAAATCAAGCAACGCGAACTCAAGGCTTCGGAAGATGACGATATCGAAACCGATTTCTTTGGTGAACCGCTGCCGACCATGACGATCGATCCGCTCAGCGGTCTTGCCACGATTCCAGTTCAGGGCGTCATGGCTCGAGGCATCGGTCGCATGGAAAAGATGTGCGGCGGTTGCGATACCAACGATGTCATTGCCAACATTCAGGAGGCCGAAGCCTCCCCTTTCGTTAAAGCCATTCTCATGGAGTACAACACTCCTGGCGGTACGGTGGATGGAACCGCTGAGCTCGGCGCCGCCATTGCCGCGATCAAAAAGCCCAACGCCGCATGGGTCATTTCCCAATGTGCTTCCGCCGGATATTGGGCCGCTTCTCAAAACGGAAGAATCTTCGCGGCCCTTTCCTCGGAAACGGGGTCCATCGGTGTTCTCTCGGGTTCGTATGATCTTTCCGTCATGCGCAAGCTGGGCATGGAACCGGACATCTCCATCACCCGCCCCACCGCCGCACCGCTCAAGGCCCCCGGCGCGTATGGTACGCCGCTCACTCCTGCACAACAGGATCGCCGTCAGTCGCAGACCGATTATCTCCATTCGCTATTCATGAATGCCGTCACGTCCAAGCGCTCGGGCGTTCGGCCTGAGGCCATGCAGGGCCAGACCTTCTTCGGTCAACAGGCGGTCGATGCCGGTTTGGTTGATGAGATATGCACGCGCGATTACGCGATCGCTTCTCTCCTTTAACCGGATAATCCCTCCCGCCCCGACTGCCTTTAAAAGCGTCGGGGCGTTCTCGTTTTGCGGGTTCGAGTTGACAGGCAGATCAGGGCATGACTTTAACCGAAGCCCTCGCGCAGATTGCGCAACTCAATTCTGATCTCACCACGGCCCGCGCAACGATCGCGGGTCAACCGGCGGCGGTTGAAGCCGCCGTTTCTGCCGCGACCGCGCCGATCACGGCAGACCTCGGCAAGGCCAAGGCCGACCTCGCCGCCGCTGAAGCCCTGATCGCCGAGCATCCCTCCGCCATCACGAATGCGGTCACGGTCGCGACGGCTCCGCTCACCGCCAAAATCACCACCCTCGAAGCCTCGGCCAAGACCGTCGGCGAACTCGCCGTCGCGAAGATGGCCTCCATCGGCCAGCCGCCGGTTGCTGTCAAAGGTAATCCTGTGCCGGAAAAAGTCTCCACCGCTGGTTTGACGGCCCTCGAGCGCATTGAAGCTCGTAACAACGCCAAGTTCCCCGCCGCGAAATAACACTCACCCACCACCCAACACACCTGATCGCACCCTATGCCCACCGGACTACTTAACTTACTCGACCTCGCCAAGCGGACGAACAACCCCGACGCTCCCGATTTGATCGAAGCCGTCACCACCTTCGCGCCGGAAATCACTCAGATTTTTGGACGCCCCATCGTCGGTACAGGCTACATGGCCTCACTCCGCACCGTGCTCCCTGCAACTGGATTTCGCAGCATTAACTCCGGCACGGCCCTCACGAAGAGCGAGTACGCTGAAAAATTCATTCAGTGCTTTCTGATGGATGCTCAAATGCAGGTGGACGAAATGTTGCCCGGAAAGCAGGGTCTTCCGCTCGCAACCGTCCTGACCAATGAGGCCATGGGCGTTGTCACGTCTGCGGGCATCACTGTTGGCAGCCAGTTCTACTACGGTAAGGCCGCGGACGCGAACAAGGGATTCCCTGGACTCCAGACGCAGGTTGATTCTTCGCTCGTGGTTGACGCCGGAGGCACCACCGATAACACCGCTACCTCGGTCTACGCCATTTGCGAAGGCCTTGACGCCACTCACCTGCTCTTCGGTGATAACGGCAAGATTGTCATGCCGGAAGACTGGCGCCTGCAGCGTGTCACTGATGCCAACGGTAACTACTTCAACGCCTGGCTGAACAACCTCGCTTCGTGGATTGGCCTCCAAGTCGGCCACCCGAAGAGCGTTGGTCGCATCAAGAAGCTTACGCAGGATACCGGCAAAGGATTGACGGATGCGTTGCTCGGCAAACTGATCTCGCAGTTCCCGATACGCATGAAGCCCACCAAAATCTTCCTGACTCCGCGTTCGCTCGAACAGCTTCGTGCCAGCCGCACGGCCACCACGGTAAATGGCGTGCCCGTGCCAAAGCCGGACAACTACGCAGGCATCCCGCTGATCGAGACTGACTCGATCCTCAACACAGAGACGCTGGCTCAGTAAAGAATCTAAACAGAGGGTGATCCGTAAACCGGCTCTCACCCTCCCGCCTTTTCAAAACTCAAAAATAAAAAACTATGCCACGCAATCTTAAAGACCTTTCGACCACGAAGACCATCGCGCTGCCCAATGGGGCGAGTGGATCCGTTACCACCGCCGACATCGATCTCGGATCAACTCAGGGTAACGGTGGAACTGACTTCCCTGAAGAAACGGAAGTCCTCATCACTGTCCCAGCCCTCACTACGACCATGCTGCCGGATACGCGCACGCTGACAATTCAGCTGCAGAATGGCGCCGCCGCTACTCCGACAACGGCCTTTCTTGATGCCATCGTCATCGCGGGTGCCGGCGGAGTGGGCTATGCCGGAGGTACGTTCCGTCGGCGCGTTCAATCCAATGCATTGCGCTACCTGAACGCCAAGTTCACCACGGGCGCCAGCACTACCGATATGTCCACGCTTAGCGGCGAACTTGCTTTGGTCTACTAAATTCCCACCCCACACAAGTGCCGCGTACTCGACCTGAAATCGAAGAGCGGCCAAGTCCCAGCCCTGAGGGCCGGTTGCCTGTTAATTGGTTCAGGTGATCGGCCCTCTTTTTCTTGAAAGGTAACTATGGCCGAAACCCCCTACATCATGTTGGTCACTGCCGAGGAATACGGACAGATCCAGAAGTTCGTCGGCATGGGTCTGGACCTTGAAACCCTCTCGCGTGCGATTGGTGAAATTGTCGGCGTCCCCGGCTGCGAACTCGCCTTGCCGCTTCTTTACCAGATCGACGAGCGCGCACCAGGCTTGCGCTTCGCTGAAATGGAACAGCCTAAACCGCCGCCTCAGGCTCCCCCTGAACCCGACGCGTCTGGCGATGCTGAGCCGGTCGGGCCTCATCCCATCCACCCGCTCTTCGATTCCGCACGCCGGGTTTATCTCGTCGCTGAAATTTAATCGTCATGGACCAAGCGGCTCTTCAATCCATCTGGCGCCTTGGCGGCCAGCAGGCCATGACCCTGCTTGGCCAGACCGTGCGCTGGAAGGGCGAGCCCCACCAAGCCATCGTTGACGGTCTCAGCTATTCCACGGAACTCCGCGCGCGGGGTGGCGGTCTCGTTGAACAATTCTCCGGCTCCATCGTCTTCCTCAAGTCCACCTTCGCCGGGCCCACTGGCCCCGTCTATCCCCAGATCGGCGACAGGATCCTTGTTCCCCGCACCGTCTCCATCAAAGCGATCGACGGCCTGCTCGATCTCACCGATCCCTTCCTCACCTGCCTCTACGAACCGGTGATGAAAAAATGATCACCGTCGACAGCGATACATCTGGTTTGATTAAAAAAATTGGAGAAGCTCGCGCAGTAACCGGGCAAACCCTCGCCGCTGTTCTCCGCAGTGAAGGTCGACTCCTCGCCGTTGAGCTGGCCATGGTTACTCAACCTTATGGTTTCGACAACAAAGCGCTGCAGCAAGGCGAAGCCGCTCTTGCGCGGGATTATCGTAAGATTTACATCACAGACGACAATGGGCTCGCCCTCGTGATGTCGTGCGGTGCTCGGGCCAAAGATCGGCCCGCTGCGCAAATTCGATTCGATAACTACGCGAAGGCTGGCAACGGGGGCGCGCTCGACAAGGTGATGCAGGACATGCATCTAAAGATCGATTACGCCCGCACGGCAAAACCCAGCTACCACGATAGACGATGGAAGAATGGCCGCCTGCATAAAGGCGCCAATCTTGCCGTGCTGAATCCAAAATCGGTCGGTAACCTCATCAAACGTGAACAGCGTAAGGTGGGATTCGCCAAGTCTGGATGGGCGGCTTGCGCTCGTGAGCTCGGCGGCACCCGAGGCATTCCGCAATGGGTCACCCGAGGCAAGTGCCCTGGTCGCGTAATTGTAGATTATAAGGGACCCGAGAACATCACCGTCACCCTGATCAACGAAGGTAACTTCACTTCCCGTGTTCTCAGCCAGGGGGGCAAGGCTCTCGCAATTAGTAATCGCATCCAAAAAATACAATCCGTACTTGATATGACACTCAAGCGGAATTTTCAAAAAATCTAATGAGCCGCCCCTCCATCCTCCACAAAACCGAAGCGGCCATCATCGCTGCGTTTAGAACGATCACGACCGGCCCTCTAGCAGGCTGTAACTTCTTTGAAGGTCAATCGGTCGATATCGAAGGGACCGTCGAGCCCCCGGCCGTCACCGGCCTCGCATCGGATCCTGTCGAGATCACTTTCGATAGCGGGATGTTCGATCTCAAATTCATTCTTAAGATCGAAACCCAAATCTATCAGGAACCCTCCACGCCGGCAGACGATCCTCATCACGCCCGGGTTCAGGCTGCCCGCGATTTCATGGAAGACTTCGATCTGCTCACCCAAGCTCTCGCCACCGTCACGCCGTGCCTGGCGGTTTCTTCCGTCAAATTGGAAAGCCCGGGCGAGCAACAATCCCAAGGCGATAACCTGCAGGTCACCGAAATCCCCTATTGCCTTGAGGTGAGTTGACATCGCCCTCTGGGCATGTCCGATCTCAACCAATTTCCCAATACGTCCGCGCTGCGCCGGATTTTACCGACACTCACCGGTTACATCGTCACCAAGTTTGAGCCCTCGGTTAAGTACCGCGAAGAGGAGGAGGTCATGGATGAAGGCGGTGCCCTAGCCATCGTCAACGGCGTGGACAAGACTTACAGCTATGACATTGAGATGATGGTCAAGCCGTCCTCGGCCATGCCGACTCCGCTCACCACCCTCACCTTCACGGCCCCCACCGCCACCAATGCCATCGCCATCCCGGGCGCAGGCGGTGCGACCTTCACGGTCCTTATCCGCGGCGAGGTCAAGCAGATCGGCGATGCAGGAAAGACCGCCAAGGTCAGCTTCAAGGGCGAGATCAACGCCAACATCCCAACCCAACCGTCCTAATAGGAAAGGAGGGGCATCATGGTTCCCCGCTTCACATTTCGGGAAGCCGTCGCAGAAGCTCTATTTCACGACGGCCCTTATACGGTACTAGGCAGAAGGCTCGATCCGTTTTGCTTGAGACACTATCTGTTTCTGGAAGCTTACGGAAGCCCTCTTATCCATGGGGGGAATGTAACGATGATTGATCTGCAGACGGCTGCCCTTGTTTGTTCCACTTCAAGTCACGAAGCTTTCAATCAAGCCAACGGTCGTGCCAATTTCTTTTGGAACATTTGGTGGATCATCACCGGCGCCCTTTCTGTTTCAATCGGTCTAAATCGCTTCAATCGATATCTGGAAGATTATTTTCCCGAGTTTCCCATGTATGCCCCGCCTGGCAGCGCGAGCGATGATGAAGGAATTCCATCGTTGACTATCGCCGCTGCACGGTGTCTCCCTGCCTTTGGTCGAAAAGAAACCTTGAACATGCCGTTGGGCGAAATGTTGATTTGGTCCATGTCGATTGCGGAAGCCCACGGGCATCGGTTCGATAACATTCAAAAAGCCATCGACATCGAAGGCCTTCGCGAAATTGACGCCGAGGAGAAAAGCAAATGAGTGACGTGAAGGTAACTATCGGCGGGGACGCCACCCCGCTGGCGCAAGCCTTTTCCAACGCCAAATCGATTGCCAAGCATGGAGGAGAAGTTGTTGGTGTGGAATTCGGAAACGCTATGGCCTATCGCGCCGAAAATAGAATGAGGAGGGGAATCGATTCAGCGATCAAATCCATCTCCAGCGCAAGCGACCCGATCAGCGCCCTCGGAGGCGTTGTTGAGGGTATTGCAGGATCCTTCCGCATTGCCTCCGCTTCCTTCCTGGCTTTTGCTGTCGGTGATTTTCTGAGGGAACAACTTACCGAAGCAGCTGAAGCTGCGACTGAGTTCTACGAGAAAACGGATGCAATTTTTGAGGTAACTAAATCATCGGGTAAAGAGTTTGCGGAATCCGCAGTCAAGGCTTTCCAGGCCGCCGAGAAATCCTATGAAAAAGAAGGTTTTATTGCGCGTTTAATTTACGGTTCCGGACAGCGGAAAACCCTAGAAGCTGGTAAAAAGGCTGCAGAATCCGCCATGGAGGGGCTAAGAGAAATACGAGAAAAAGGCTATAAAGCCGCTTCCGAACTTCTCAGCCCCGATCTCAAGGTACAGCAACAAGGCGAAATCGATTCCGCAAACCTTGAGTACGATGAGAAGGTGGCGGCAGCCAAAACCGCAGGCGATAGCATCGTCGATATCGAGGAAGCTCGCCATCAGAAGATTAACAGGATCGTCAAAGAATTTATAAAAAAGGACGAGGAACAATCAAAACCAGCCGCAGAAGCAGCGAAAGCTGCAGGAGAAAAAGAAATAGCTACTGCCCGTGCGTTAGCTGAAGAAAAGGAAAAGCAAAAACATTTAGATGAAGAAGCCGGTGCCGTTACCTCCTCTCAAAAAGTTGAGGCGATCAAAAAAGAAATAGCCGCCAATAAAGAACTCCAAAATGGATGGATGACGCAGCTTGAGCGGGAAAGATTGATCACCGCCGAGAAGGAACTTCAAAACAAACTCACAACCGAAGAGTCTCGTCTCGCGGAAAAAAAAGACGCCGCTGGCCTCGAGCTTCAGCGCAACACAGAGGAACAACGAGACGCTCGCCAGGAAGTCAACGCCCGCGCAGCGGATGCGCTCGGTTTTCATGGGCAAGTCGATTCTCTTCGCCGTCAGGGCTTCGCCGGTCGCGCTGGCCCCAATCAAAATAGCGAGCAGCTCAAGGCTCTCGGCGAAGCGAACAAGCGGCTCGATATGTTGATCGTGCAGGGTGATGAGTTGAACAAGAAAGTGGATTCGATATGAGCTTTATTCCACACGTTCAATATCCCACCATCGTTCCCGGCACGTGCTATGGGCAGCCGGACGGATCGTTCAAGACAACGCGGGAAGGGCTCGCCTCGGCGAAGGAACGCTTCTTTGGTCTCTACAAGGATTTCGTCAAAGGCGGTTACCTCACCGTCCTCGGCACCTCCACTCCTGGGCAGATAATCAGTCGCGTCTACAAAACCGCGCATCCTGATTTCCCCAGTCTCCTCGTTTACGATTCCGATGTTAAAAGAGGAAAAGCCGGAACAGGTTGGCTCGATGTCGAATACCGGGGCCTTGATCCGGCACTCCACGAAATCCCGCCTCCGGTTTATACACGGGAACGGACCACCGGCAACGAACCGCTCATCACTCATCCAAAGTGGATAACCGATATTGCCGGAACTCCTGCCGCACCACTCAACGGTGCTCAATTTGTTTCTGTAACGGGAAATGTTGAAAGTTTTAACCCCGGTGTTTCAGGTGGTCCAGACTCAGGATTCAACGCCGCGACCGCAATCTTTAAGCAGTGGTTAGCCAGTTCGATCATGGCTGGCCGGGATGATTATCTCGCGCCTGGCGCGGTCTTCCTCAAAACCTACACCTCGTTTTCCAGCCCTCAGGAAATGGACTTTGTGGGGAAGTTTCAGAAGCCGGACGGTCCCGCACCTATCCCTCCAGAAGGTTACGATTGGTTTTTCCTTGGGGAAACCTCCTCAGATGAGGCGGGGCTCTTCCGCAATCAAGCTTCGTGGAAACTCGCCCCCACCGATAAGGGAACCCAAATCATCTACGGTTAAATGAGTGATCTCCTCGATGTTTCAAAGATTAGTCCCAACAAAGCTTACTTTGTAAAAGGGAAGACTCTTCTCGGAATCCTCAAATCCCTCGACCGCGTTGAGGGTGGAGAAAACGTTGAGCGTGGTCCCGGCATCTATATTCGCCGAGGTGGGCGTGGGGCAGGATACACGATCAGCGCAAAGGTATCTGGTTCGGGTGGAGTTTTTGGCGCATCGGCTCCCGGCCCCTTCGGCGTCTCCTACTGGCCAAATCCTGACGATCCTTCAGGTAATACCTTCCTCGCCCAAGTCAATGAAGACAGCGATATACTGAAGAGCAGTGCCTCCAACGACTGGCTTTCGTGCACCGGTCTGGGGTCGCCATTTCCGCTCATTTCCAACGATGTCATTTGGGTGAGCATCAGCTTTGGTTTTTCGTATAACGCGATCTCGGCCAAGATTAAATCCTACGGCTTGGGGGATTCGGACTTTGATCCTTCCATCATCACGCCGTGGACAACAAACTCCTTCGTAAAAAATAATGGCGCGGACGTACCCATCCAGACGGAAGCCAATATTCTGATCGGCTATTCCACTCCGGATACCAACGGTAAGCCCTATTTTATTCAAGCGCAAAGGGACCACCTTCTTTTGGAAAATATCGATATCGGCGGGCTCCCCGCTGTTTACGATTGTTCGCATCGCCGCCGCTACGGCATCACTGCACCCTGACAATGGCCCTGACCCATCGAAAATATTCGGGGCGGTATCCTGGCGATTATGGTTCCTGGTACTACGAGAATACCTTTGGAGACCCCACGCTGCTTTTCGCTGTTGCGCCGAGCGATATAACCCGCCTTTTTTGGCTGGCCAAAAAAGTGGATTGGAGCGTGAGCGCTACCTGGTCATTGCACCAAGCGGGTTTGCCGCTTTATCATAATGTAGGTTCTGCAAATGGCAGCGGGTCAGGAGAAGCTTCCGATTACATGAACCTGTTGCCCCAACAAAGAGTCTCGGTAACTCCATTTCTAGTGCCCGGCGCAAGCGGCTTCGGTGGAGCAGTGCTCCCAACCCCGGTCACTGGCGTGATAACCGACGCCAGCGGCCACGCCACACCGTATGTCTTTGCGGACGGGCTCGTACAGATGAACTTTCCCGCCCCGATGCTACGGATCACCAGGAGCCAAAACTTTGTTTTGAGCAATGGAGGAAACGATTATCTCAAGCGATCGATGTTTTCCGATTTCGGAAATACAGGCGCTCCTAGCTTCACGAGTGGTGTTCATGGCTATGATGTCGTCGGCTCTGTCGATATTCAGCTGAGCGGACGATCCGTCGGCACGCCTTTGCAGGTATTGACGCAAAACGGTCCTTTGGACGTGGGCTCCAGCGCATCATTTGCGGTCATTCTGAATTTCACCGATTTATGGACGCCATAGGGCAAGTTGACAGTGCCGGTTAGGCGATGCCTCTCCTGTCTCTTTTTGTCGACCTCCAGAATAAGCAGCTCGTACGGGGTTTCTCGAATGCGATTCAAACCTCGCTCCCCGCCTGTTTTCAGGGCGACACGCTGACGCTTTTCCTGCGGTTCATGAATCCCACCGGGAACTCTTCCGTTCCCTACGTCGACGCAGATGAATCGTCCGCAGCCATTGAAGCTGCTATTGGAATAGTTGGAGGCGTTCCCACGGGAGGAACCTTCACCCTCACGGATCCGGATGCACCTCAAACCACCGCACCCATCGCCTACAACGTTGACGGCCCCGCTCTCCAAACCGCCATACGCGCGGGTCTTACTACCAATTGGAGCCTCGCCACCGTAACGGGAGTCACAGGTGGTCCCTGGACGGTTACCAACGGCGCCAACGCTACACGCTCGGCACTGGTTTTGGTTGGCACTGCTCTCACGCCTGCCGCTCAAGGCGACGTGATTATTCAACAAGCAGGATCCGGCAGTACGCCCGCGATTCAATATGCGCTGCTTCAGTTATCACCCATTGCCTATCAGGATACATGGACCCCTTACGCGGCTCCCACCATCACGGTGGCCAATGTCCAGACGGGGGGCGTATCGGGTAGCAATTCCATCCAGTCGGTCACGCTGAATAACCAACCCTACAATGGAACCTTCACCCTCTCGTTCGGCGGGCAAACCACCTCACCCATTTCCTTTGGCGCCGCGCCCGCCGCGGTTCAGGTTGCTCTGCAAGCCCTCAGCTCGATTGGTAGCGGCAATTGCGCAGTGGGCGGCAGCATCGGCGCTTACCAGGTCACCTTCATCGGAACCCTCGGTGGTCTCCCTCAAGCGGCGATCACGGCCAGTGCCGCCGGGTTGATCGGACCGCTCGCCATGGTGGGAACACTTTCCCTCGCCACTGTCGGCATTGAGGAAGCTATTGGCGAAACCTCCAGCATCGCCCGCACGTTTGAAATCAAACTCACCCCGTCCGGCGGAAATCCGCAAACGGTGATGCAGGTCCCCATCACGATCCAGAATGACCTGATCCCCAATGCCCCGGCCATTCCCACGCCGACGGCCGTCTACCTGACTGAAACGGTGGGCGACGGTCGTTATACTCAACAAGCCAACAACGGTTCCGATTTTGCGAGTCTTGTGACCACGCTCGGTAATCTCTGGAAATCGCTCACCACTACGGCAGGTGCGTTGCTTTACATGGGCGCGGCCTCGACGCTGACCGTGCTCGCTCCCAATTCTACAGGAACGCAAAAGTTCCTGGCCATGACCTCATCCGTTCCGTCCTGGCAGATGATTGTCCTTCCACCGCCACAAGCCCTCATCAAAACCGGCGCCTACACGGCGGTCGCTCTTGACGATATCGAAGTGGATACTTCAGCCGGCGTGGTCACGATCACGCTTCCCGCTGCGGCGACTGTTGGAGATCGAATCTACCTCGCCGACGCCAAAGGCACTTTCGGGACCAACGCGCTGACGATTGCCCGCAACGGTTTGTTGATTAACGGCAGCGCGTCCAACTACACCGCTTCCGTCATCGGTTCCAAACTCAAGGCAACGTACATCTCCAGCGGTTACGGATGGAGTATCAAATAAAATGAGCCTACCCCTTACAGACGCAGCCTTGCATAAAGCCCAAACGCTGGCTACGCCTTCGACTTTGGAAGTCCTTTTTGCCGATCAAGGATATACCCGGTATGGAAGCTCATCTGATACCGCTTTCATGGTGTCGAGCAATTTTGATTCCGGATTGTTGGCATTGATCGCTTCGCCGTTAGATGCCTCCGGTGGCATGTTATCCTATGATGGATCGGGCTTGTTTTCGGGAGCCGCTGGATTTGTGTTATCAGCAGCGCAAGACGGTTCGGGCAACGTCATTAGCGCATCATATGCCGTGCAGGCCGGCAATTACCCCAACATGAATGTCGGTTTCGCGACTTCTGCTGGTTCGGCCCCAGCGGCGGGCGGTAGCGCAGATTTTGCAGGAGGCGCGGGATACGCATATAACGACGGAGCTGGGAATGCAATTACTACGACATACGCCCAAGTCGCTAGCAATACGAACTTCATTTCAGTCAGCACGGGGGCGATAGATGATTCCGGCACTGTACCTGCGATTAATGTTGCTGCCCGATACCTGATCGGCGCGGATGGATCAACCACCGTTCTCGATTTTTCAGTACAAGGAAGCGCCATCCCCGATCCCACCGGCGGTTCGATCATCGATGTTCAAGCCCGCGCGCAGCTCGCTTTGCTTTTGGCCTTTTTCCGCACCAACGGACAACTCGCCACTTAACCAACCCTCAACCGAAATAAATCCATGACCAATCCCATCTCTCCCGCCCTGCAAGCCGCCGCCCAGGACGTTAACGTCTTCAATAATAACCAACGTGTGTTCTGGCAGAACATCACCAAGGGCGCCACCGCGCGGCTCACGCAAAACGGTCAACCGGCTTTCGCTGGTTATACCGCCGAGGAATATATCTCCGCTCAAGGTACCGCCAATATTGCCGCCTTGACTGCCGTCTACGGTCCCGCTCCCACTGCCTAACCCATGAGCGACGATCAGCTTGAGAAACTTGCGCATGGCCGCGATTACGAATATCGCAAGGCCATCTTTGCTCGACTAGGGGAGCAGGACACCATCCTGGCCGACATCAAGACTGCGGTGGTCGGTAACCCACAAATGGGCACGACCGGCCTGGTCAAGCGCATGGAGGCAGTTGAGAAGGAACAAGAAATAGGAAGAGCTACCGCCAATAAAATCAATGGCGCATGGATATTGGCGACTACGGTCGGCGCAGCTCTCGTCACCGCATGGGAAGCCTTAAAGAAATGAAACATACCCGCGATCTCCTGTCCTGCGTCTTGATTGTTTGCGGCGTTTATTTTCTCGCCGGTTGTTCTGCCTTTTCCAAACAAAAGAAGCTGGATAACCGATCTGACGCCGCTGTGGTTAAGGTGGATAATGCCTACCAAGCCAAGCTCGCATTGATTGCGGATAAGCAGGAACAAATCAAGTACGACCTGGCGCAACCTGACTTCTCCAAGACCATTCCGGTCGCCGACCAACTGGCTGACTTAACGCTGCAACTCACCGGTCCCGCCACCACCTCTCAGGCCGTTCTGGAAAAACAGGTGCAACAACTCCTCTCCAGCGCGCGGGAAAACGCCCAGGTCATCGCCCAAATGTCCTCCGTAATCCAAAGGGCCAACACGACCGTCGTGGAGACGAAAAAGGATCGCGATGAAATTGCCAAGGAACGGAATGCCTACGCCGAGGCGAACGCTCTGCAGGCTGATAAAATGTCGAAGCTATGGGATGTGGTCTATGCCTTGATCGCGCTTGGACTCGTCGTCTTTGGGTTGTGGGTGTTCGAGAAATGGGGACAGGCCGCGGCAACTATCGCTGCCAAGGTTCCTTAGGTTTCGGTTGACATGCGCTCTTCGGCATGTCTGAAACCACTCCTTCTGTTACACCCACTCACGTCACGCCGCTTAACACTCTTCACGCTCTCTTCGGGAAAGTCCTGACCGTTATCAGGCAGGACGCCGAATTCATCGTCGCCGAAATCAAGGACGAGATTCACAGCATTGAAGCCAAGTTCAAGCGCTCGGAAGTTGCCGCGGCTCCCGTTTCTGTTGCGGCACCAGCACCCGCTGAAGCCGCTCCCACTGCACCCGCATCCTCCGTAACCGCCTAACCTGTGAAAGAGGCGGACAAGGGATGGAAGCGTAGTGCGAAGCTGCAGTCGGCTATCGTCGCCTTCGCGGTCATCCTCCTTATCTACCTCGATAACCGGCACAACATCGTCCTCGCGGATCATGTGGTGTCGGTCTGCGAGCTCGCCATCGTAGGCGCGCTCGGCGGTCGGATTGGAATGGGCATCACTCAATCGATCGTGGGGGGCGCGACTCAGGAAGCCCAAACCCTCATTCAAAAGTTTGACCCCAAGGACATCGATGGCCTCCCCGAGTGACCGTTTCAATCGCTTTATTCCTTTCATTCTGAAAGAGGAATGCGACTACCCCCGCGACAAAAGCGGACAATATAGCAACACGCCTGGTGATGATGGCGGCCCCACAAAGTTCGGGATCGATCTCCGCGGTCAACGGGCTTATGCCGTACAGTTCGGTGAGGATCCGGATGCATGGGACATGGCGCGGATCAAGGCGCTCACCATCGATCAGGCCCTCGAGGTGTATTGGAAATTCTATTGGAACGGATCGCCGTCGCATCCTCACCGCTGCGAGGCTCTCGCCGCTGACCTGGGCGAAGTGACCATGAACTCCTGGGTGAACGGCGGAAAACCCACGGCGTGGCTTCAACAATGTGCTGGCTCGCCGCTGAACTATATCGCGCTGCAGGAAGACTATTATCGGTCGTTGGCGGCTCGGATTCCCCATGACCGCCAGTTCCTTCCTGATTGGTTGGGGCGCAGCGAAAGGTTGAAACGCTACCTCGGCTTATGAAGAAAATCCTAACCGCCCTTCTGTTTGCACTCTCCATCCTGTTCGCTCAATGCACGCCGTGCCCAGCTCTCACGGTCAAGGCCACGGCCTATAGCTTCCGCGAGCCTGCTCATGCCCCTTACGGTCATCTTAATTGCATGGGTGGTGTCCTGGACGATACACAGATTGCCGCCGATACCCGCTACTACCCGCTTGGAACCATTCTTGAAATTGATGGACTTGGTCGCCGCATCGTCACCGATCGCGGGAGCGCCATTATTGGCCGTTACCATATTGACGTGCACTTCAGTAATTTGACCGCTATGCGGCGCTGGGGAACGCGTGAAGTAAATATACACGTCGTAAAAACGCGTAAAGAAAACGTCGATTTTTTAACACGTCGCGCCTTCGCGTCACTTTAACTGCGGATTTCTGGCATGGGTTGACACTCGCTCACCGGCATGGGCAAGTCTTCCTCATCCACCACTTCAACCGGGCCGTTTGCCGTCAGGTTCGTGGATGAGGAGGCTTGCTTCCGCCGCCGCCGGTTGCGCTTCCCGGCAAACCAACGTCCCAAACGAATGACCACTCATGTCTACCGTTAATCACTCCCGTGAAATTCTCGCCAAGGTAGCCGCTGCTCATCCGGATTGGGGTCGGTACCGGCTTCAGAAGGAAACGGGGTTGGGCGAGAAAGCGGTGAGGGGCTTTCTTAACAACCAGAAGAGGGCGGAGCCCGCGCCTTCCCCTAAATCGCCCTGCCTGACAGAAACCGAAAAAGGCCGTGAGGCGGAAGCGGTCGGCGATAACGTGCGGACCCTGAACGATCTCCTGGCCGTCTGCAAAGTCGATCTCTCCATTTGGGAGGTGGAACGCTTCGTAACCAATAAGTGGGAAGTGGCGATGAAGGTGGGAAGTGGAAATGCCGTCAAGGCGCTGCACCGCCCGCTCTACCAAATCAAAGCGTGGCTCAAGCGCAAGCAGCCCGTGTTGGATGCGGAAGCTGCCGCCACGGCGTTCCACGCCTACTTCGCGAAGCTGACCAAGCCCGTCAAGCTACCCCCGCTTAAAAAGACTTCCAGCTCGCTTCTGTACGAAATAAGCATCCCGGACCTGCACCTCGGCAAACTGGCGTGGGGCAAGGAAACTGGCCACCAGGATTACGACAGCGAAATCGCGGCCAATGTTTATCGCGGGGCGTTGCAAGGATTGATCGATTGTGCTCCCGGCAACGTGGGGCGGTTCCTGCTGCCGATCGGTAACGATTTCTTCAACGTGGACGGTGAGCTCAAGCAAACCACCGCCGGCACACCGCAGGATGAGGATGGGCGCTGGCAACGCAGTTTCAAGGAAGGCTGCTCCCTGGCTCTGGAAGCCGTCACCCGGCTCGCGCGCATCGCTCCGGTCGATGTGGTCATGGTTTCGGGTAATCACGATTACCAACGCGTCTTCTACCTCGGTGTCTTCCTCGAGGCCTCCTTTGCCGGATCCGCCCATATCTCCATCAACAACGACGCCACCCAACGCAAATATTATGCTTGGGGCAAGACCCTGATTGGCTTCACGCACGGCGACAAGGAAAAGCAGGATGATCTCCCGCTCATCATGGCCGCGGAACGCCCGGAACTTTGGTCCGCCAGCACCACTCGCGAATGGCACCTGGGCCACGAGCACAAGGAAAAGGTGCGGAGCAAGTGTGGGGTCGTCACCCGGGTCATCCCCAGCCTATGCCCGCCCGAAAGCTGGCACGCCGCCAAGGGCTACGTATCCGGCCAGCGCCAGGCCCTCGCCTTCGTCTATGACGCCCACGGCCTCATCGGTCAGCATTACCATACGGTCAGATCATGAATCGATCTTGAAAACTGTAACTACAATTCATGTTGCCACCGGCCTATACGTGAGTAAGCTGTGAATAAGGAGCAATAAGATTACAGTTGACAGAATAAAATACCTGTGCATTGTTCCGATCCTAAGAAACCTATGTCCAACACATCCCCCGCATTCGAGTTAATCCGACTCATCGACGTTACCGCTCAAGGTGGCACCAAGCCTGTGCCTGTGCCCGCGGCTGAATCGTCATCGGTTTCCTTTTCCAATGCCCACGGTGGATTGCGTAAAGTGACCTACGTCGAAGCCCGCTCGCTTGGTGAAACCTCGGGAAAGTCGCTCACTAATGCCCTCCGGGACGCCGCTCTCTAATTTCCTATACAGCGGGGATATCGGGGCGGATTACTTTAATTTGCTCAATTTCGTTGAGGGATTTTACAAGTCCTTTAACGTGCCTTCTGTCAATATTTCCGCCGAGGCCGTCAATAAGGTCTTTGCGGGAATGCTTCTCGATTTTCCACACCCGACCGGAACGCAAAAATCGAGCCCGTTCAAAAAGGTCGCTGCATTCACGACCAATTTTGTGGCGGAAAAGCCAATTATTACTCCGCTTCCCACAGGTACTTTCGGCATCCTGTCCACGCACCAAAACGCTATCATCGCATTCGAGCTTTCGCGCGTGGCCCTGCACGGCGCCATCATTAACTGCAAGGAGCGTGGGGCCTTGGCGCTGGAGAACCCCATCGTCATCTCGGACCACTACTGGAAGGACTTGATTGTCTGTCTTTCCAAATGCATCCCCAGCTCCGGATTTGAAGCCTGCTCCCTGATCTACGAAGCTCTGGCGTATAACGCCAACCCCGCTATCAGCTATAAACGCAAGGTTTAGTTGCTGGCCTCATCGGGCAGCATTACCACGCGGTGAGGGGGATAGTGATTCCTACGGATTAGCCAGGAGGGAATGGTTTTCGAGCGTTACCCATTCCTTTAATTTGGAATCATAGTAGTGATCTTGTAGCGTAAGATCACCTGACGTGAGCCACCCGCGCACATCATTTAACTCAACTTCTCCCCAGTCATCCCCATTTTTTGCAATACGGATTAAATCTTTTTTTATAGATTTCGGCGGTGGAGGAACGAATTCATCAATTGTGGGTCGGCTATTGTGGCGCGCGGGTGTTTGCGTGGTTTTTGTGAAATTGGAGTGACATTTCGGACAGATGACTGCGGCGGGATCAATTAACTCCCGGCAACTTGGACAATTTATTCGATTTCCTTTAGTAACGGCCATTATGAGCCATCCAAGAGGACCTAGAAGAGCACCTAAGAAAAATCCACCCACCGCTACCCCTTTCTTTGATCCAATAGCGGCACCAATTCCACCTCCCACGAGTGCCCAACCGATCAGGGAGAGAAAGAACATCCCAGTGTCTGCTGATGCCCTGCTTGCCTCCATCCGCGTATTTAAATCAGAAAGGTTGTCTGCATAGAGACAGTGACAGCCAATCAAGGCTGTGAATAAGAAAAATATGATGCTGAGTTTCATAGAGTTAGGGTGTGGGTAACTTATTATTGTTTCGTATAACGTCAAGACCGATTATAGTGCAAAAAGCGACAACGATACCGTACTCCCCGTAAGAGACGACCACGATACCGCGATTAAGGATCGGGTCATCATGGTTTTTGGGTCTTCTTACCATACTTCTTGTTATCCTCGCGGATCAACTCTGCGACGTAGGCGGACCATGATTTGTCGGCTCGCTCCGCGTTTCGTTTTGCGATGGCGATTTCCTCCGCTGTCAGCGAAACGCTGGCGGATACTTTCTTCTTGCCGGTACGGCGGGCGTAAGTAGTCACGCGTGAAAGTTAATAAGTTTTACCTCTAGGGCAATAGTTATTTACCAAACATCCCTCAAATAATTATTGCAATCTTACCAAGAATTATTAAGAATATGGACATGAAAGAACGTCGGGAAACAACATCGATCGCATTGCTTCCAAGCGAGGAGCGCGCCTCTAGGAAAAACGCTCTCGCGGCTGACATGAGCTGGTCGGCCTACGTAGGTCGGTTAATTCGGAAGGACAACGCCCGTCGCAAGCGTAGCAACGACAATCGATAACAACTCAAAAACCAATAGAACCAATGAAATCAAAACCTCTACTCGCCTTCCACGGCAAACCCGAAATCAAGGCCAAGTATCTCGCTCGCGTCAACGCCCATCAGGCTGCTGATGAAATCGTCCAGGGCTACGGCTACTGGCAGGATGGGAAGGGATGTGCGGTCGGCTGCACACTCCATTCCGACAATCACCTGGCTTACGAAAAGGAGCTGGGAATTCCAGTGATCCTCGCCCGCCTTGAGGACCGAATCTTTGAAGGGTTGCCTGTTGATTTGGCGCGGACCTGGCCTTCCCGGTTTCTCGCCGCTCCTGAGATTGGCGCCGACCTGTCGATGGTCTGGCCGCAATTTGCGCATTGGATGTTGGTCGACCCCGTAGCGGGAGTCATCAAATTTGCGAAGCGTGAAGCAACAAGACTGGCTATTCAGGCAGTCGCGGAACTGTTCGTCCGTTGGATCGGAGGCAGCAAGCCGCCGCTCGAAGAGTGGCGGCTT